CAAAGCTTTTTCAAATCCTTTAAATCCAGGTGATGAATTTGCCTCACAAATTCTGTAACCATCTGGATGAAATAATAGATCTATTCCAGCGATATCTAGATCTAATGTTTTTGCTGTTTGAATAGCAAGCATTTCCATTTGATCATCCACATCGTATGCTACTCCTTCACCGCCACGGGAAATATTTGCTTTGAATGATCCATCGGTACTCTGGCGAAGCATAGCACCAACGACCCTACCGCCAATAACGATAACACGAAGATCACGTCCCTCGGAATGCTTGACATATTCTTGTACAATCATACTATTTTTGAAGTCTAGCGAAGAAATGAGTTCTGACAAATCCTCAAACTGTTTCGGTGTCTCACACAAATAAACACCAGCACCATGAGAACCAGTAACTACTTTTAATACACATGGAAATCCTACTACCTTTTCAACCAAATCACTTTTACATGGGAACCGAGTAAGCATTGTCTTTGGGATAGGTAGACCTGCTTGTGCTAAAATTTGATTAGCATACATCTTATCTTTAGATGCCACAATGGCATCTGAGTTTGGTAAGGTTGGAACATTTAATCTTTCAAACTGTCTTAAGACCGATAAATTAAAATGACCAGTCCCGCTACCAGTACGAGCGAGTAGAACATCAGGTAAACTAACAATGCTATTTTGATATCTGATTGATTTTCTGTCATCTCTAGAAACAATGAGGTCAAGTTCGTCAGCAAATACTACAGAGAAATCAATTTCTTGTTTCTCTGCTTCTTCAATAAATCTTTCTCTTTCATACATCTCACTCGTGAGACGATTAGCCAGCATCCATAATTTCATGATTCTTTCTTACTCATATCTTTAAGCATTTTCTGTAAATCTGCTGTGCTACCTACGAACAAATTATTAGTCGTATTCGTAGTTTGTTTTTTAGTTGGCGATTCCAACTCCTTCATTTTTTTCTGAAGATCTATGAGTTTATCAGTAACGTCAGCAACCTGTTTCATGGCGTTTACAGCGACTTCATATGCTCTGGGGTGCCCTGACTCCTGAGCGACCTCTAAAGCGCCATTAAACGCCTCCTGACCCTTCTCTATGAGGTCATATAATTGACCACGGGTATATTCATAGTCATTATCCTGATCGTCTTTATCTTCTTTCTTCTTTTTTGGTAAAGTTGGTTTTTCAATATCTTTAGATTCAACTTCGATATCAAAGATATCTTCCATGTTATCTTCAAAAGTACTCATAAGATTTCAATCCCCTCATTAAATCCAAAATCATCTGTAGAAAGAACTAACTCGTCATCGGCAGCATTAATAACACCATCATCGTTTTTATCTTCCAATGCTTTTGGTGAATATGTATAAACAGCGTTTCTTCTGCTAGCTGCCAGATCGCCAACTGATTCGTAAATGATTGCTTTTCTGATGATTCCAGTATTTGTGTATGGTCCGTAGATGTAAGACTTGGCTGTAAAATTTAAAGTCCATACAATACTTCTACGATCTAAAAAACTATCTTCCCAGTCGTCCTCGTAATTTATATTATTTAAGATTATAGCAATATCTCTTTTTTCATTCATATCACTTATCATGTTTAAAGTGATATTAAAGTTTGGTTGAAAGAAAGGTAAGATTTGTTCCAGAATCTGTAACCCATCATCTTGAGACTTGGCGATAATACCTAGTTCGAATTCCATATCATATGGAATTGGTACGTATTGAGTCTTTACCTCTTTACCATTCTCATCTACACTGGTTCTGAATTTTTGTACAGGACTAGTTTTACGAGATGGATCGTATGTTATACCAGACAATTCAAAATATAATCTAGGTAAAGTTATAGCAACTTTTCTACCAACATCTGGATTCTGTTCAAGTCTCGTTAAAAATTTCTGCTTTGGTCCATAAGCAAGAGGAACTTTTTCTACCTCTAGAACATTACCAGTGCTCGGATCTTTCTTTTGTAACTCTATATTATTAAAAAGAGTGCCAAACCCAACAACGGTTTTTCTTATAGCTTCGTTATAAAAATATTGACCTAGCATTAGAATGAATCCGTAACGTTACCATACTCACCAAAAGGATTTCTTTCTGCCCAATCGACGAGGTTATCAGCTTCTTGTTCGATCTCATAATTTTGATCGTACTCACTGTTAGTATTATTTAGAGTTGTAAATGTACCCACAACATGAACAGCTCCACTGTCATCACCAGTTATTGCTTCTCCTGTGGCAAAAGTTCCAGTTCTGTTAATAACCTGGAGTATTCTTGTTGTCGGATCCCAAGACTTGACTTCTGCTTCAATTCCTGTGGTGGATCCTGTAACAGTTTCGCCAGGTACGAACTCGCCAGATCCACCAACAGAAAGGGTGAGAGCAATAGCAGAACTAAAGAGAGTTTCAATTTCATCGATCTCTGGAACTCCTGTAGAAATGTCGTCGTTACCAACTTCATAAATTTCGGCGGTGAGAATGAGAAACTGGATCTTGCCAAACTGATAGAATGGCGTCTCTCTTTCTACAAACTTGATTTCATAAATGTCTGTAGTCAATGGAAAGTATAAAAGGTCTCCTTCGTTTGGTCTACCAGGAACAGTTAAATTTGGACTATACTGTGCCTCTGCTTGATCCCATCTTCTGCTAGACACGATAAATTTTACTTCATCAGTAACACGAATACCGAACTTACTGATGAATTCTGATGTTTCTCCAAAACCTTCTACGTTCTGTAGAAGCATCTCCACCTGAAATTGATCCTGATACTTTGAGTAGATGACATCATCTAAGGTATTATCTTTCAAAATAGTTCTTGGTAGATAATAAATATCCGTTCCAAACAGTTTGATCTGTTCATCGGCAAGATCTTGTGCTAGGTTTTGTTCCCCAGGATGACCTTGGTAGTAGGTTGGAAAATAAGGACTAGTAGGCATCTTATCCGATCATATCCATAGGTGGAAGTGAATATTTGGTCAGCATTTCTGACTCTAGTTCTTTAACTTCGTTATTGCCATCCTCCCAGATCTGACGACCGTTGAGAGTAATACCGCCAGGAAGTTGAACGTTATTGTACTTGATGAGGTTTGATCCCCATTGTCTCTTCATAAGAGCAGTAGCATATCTCTTTAAGAAACTATCATTATATACTTGAGAAAAGTTTGCTGGATTTACAGCTCTCCAGCATTCTATTACAAGATAGTTGCCATCTTCTAATCTAGAATCATCAATATCAATGTATAATCTATCTTGTCTTTTAGTAAATCTATATTGTACTAAGTTTCCTGTATTGACAACCATATCAAGAGTTTCAAAATACTGTCGAATCATATAATAATTTGTCATATCAAAATTTCCAAAGGCAAACCCATTGCCGAAGGAAAATATATCCATTAGAAAATATTGATTATTCAATCCAAACAGATCATTACGTACCCAGTTTGAAGAGACTCCAAAAACTTTTTCAATTCCAACTACATGATCTGGAACATCAATATAGTTAGTTTGTGCTTCCCAATCTGTAGTATCTACAGTTGATGTATCAGCGGTAGCAAATCTAGTAATGTCATCGCCAGTTATTTGATGTTTAAGATACATTTTTTCAAGACCATCAAAATGATGCTCATTGTAATACTGAATAGCATCATCAATGATATCTCCAACTTGTTCGTCGTCGATATTAATCTGTAATACAGGAGCACCTAATTGACGTTTACAATAATCAATTAGTCCCTGCCTAGTAGATGGCTGTGCCATGTATCCTATACAAAAAATCCCTACTTCTATTTAGGAAGCAGGGATTCGAGATCATTCGGCAGAAGTTTCTTCAGTCTCTGCTTCTTCTGCTGGGGGATTTAAAAGTGCTAGAGTTTCTAAACCTCCAACTAGTTTCAATTTATACTCTTTTGCTTTTGCTAGATTTTCTTCTAACTCACTAATTTGCTTTTCTGTAGTAGCAAGTTGCTCTTCAAAATTCTTTTTAAGAGTTTCAGTGTCCATGGTTGTTGATATAAAATTACGAGACATTATTATTTATACTGTATAGCAAAAATAAACCATTGTATGCCTTAAGTCATTTATCCAGCGTGAAGTAATTGCCGAAGCATGGTGAACTGAACCATCGTATATAATTAATCTGTTATATTTTGCTGGCAAAAATCCTATCTCAGAAACATTTGATTTTTCTACCCATGGTTGGTTACTTTTATGTAATCCCTCTCCATCAAACATTACTGTTCCATCTTCTTCATCATACTCCTTATTTAAATATGTAATAGAAGCAATAGCGTTTTCTCCATCATTATGTGGTCCATAATAACAAGAATTGTATTTTGAATAATATTCTCTATCAATATTAAAAATATTATTTGATATTGTAAATAATTTTTGATTGGGATCTACATGGACTACTACATCAAAGCATTTACTTATAACATCTTCCATAACATACATGAATAATGGTTTTTCGTAAAAGAAAAACTGAGATCTACCGTCATAGTATTCTAATCCATTTTCTTTGACATTGTAGAATCCTTGTAATTTTACCGTTGGCATTTTGAGAGAAATATCGTGTATTTTATCTGGATACCGCCAAAAATCTTCTATAACTAAAAAATCTCCCCAAGAAGCATTATAAACATTGACATCGAAATTATTAATTTCAAATAAATCTGGTGTAATTAATAATGGTAAATTTGGATTATTCATACAAACCTAGGTCCCATAACCCATCCAACTAGTGATTTCCTGTTCCCACTTTTAATCTTTTTTACTCTATGTCGTAAAGAACTATCGAAGACAGTAATCACTCCTCTTTCTTTCGGTACAGTAATTAATTCCCCAGCAGAAGAAATAATCTGAACATCTCCTCCTTCATATTCGGAAGGATCTGTTAGTTGCAAAATAAATGATAATTTTCTTATAATGCCATTTGGATCTGGTTTGCTGCTATCATTATGCCAATTGTAATATTCTCCTTCGGAATATGAAGTATATTGTATTCCATCTCCATCAAAAAATTGTATGTCGTAATTGAAATTTTCTTTATTTGCTAAGGAGACGAAGTAATAACATAAAGCACCAATCCAAGTGCCAGCGGGAATAAATTTTATTTTACTATTTCTAATATCCAGATTTATTTCTCCACCAGCCCATCCATAGTCCAATGTTTTCTCATTAACATCAAAAGTATCTTTAATTTCTCTCTCAATTATATCAACAATTTCTTTTGGTAGTCCAGTGTTGAACCAATACATATCAAATTTTTCTGTTATAGAATTAAATTTAAGCATCAGTATTCTCCATAAATGTGTTTAGTATTTGTTTAATATCAATATCTCCTTCGTATCCAGAATACTGAAAAACCATAGTTATTCTACCAGTTTCTTCCATTAAAGATGTTGATGGTCTTGATCCATGATACAAAGACGTTGGTGCTATAACTATTCTTCCTGGTTTTGGAATTACTGAAATTGTAAAATTTGGATCTGGATTTTTTGAAAAATAAGTTTCTCCACCCCAATGGAGCTCCCATTTTTTATTCAAGTAAACTATAAAACTAATTCCGAATTCGCCAATGGCATCTCTATGAGTATCACAAAAATCCATTTGCTTAAACAAATTAATTAAAACTCTATCAAAATTTGGAATATTGAAAGAAAATGATTCTTTAAATTTTTCCATAACATCTGTAATGATGTCATCGTGTATTGATAAATGTGCTGTAAAACTAGAAACCCGTTTTGTTACATCATCAGTTAATTGGTAGCATTTTAATGAGTATGCCCAGTCATTCAAAAATAAAATTTCTTCCTCTGTAAATAAATCATCGATAATGATAATATCTTCAATATAATTAATTTTCATTTGTGTATACACTCCTAAACCATCCTGTTAAAACATACTTGTTTTGAGTGAATACTGTGTTTCCTCTGTGTAAATGGGTATAAGCTGCTGGCCATAAAACCGCGGTTCCTACTGTGGGATTTACACGTAATTTTTGGTGAAAAAATTCTGTTTCTGCTTCTCCATCTGGCATGTCATTAAGATAAATCATCCATGTTACATGACGACTATTGAAAAATTGAGAACCATCCATTCTTTCGGTATGCCAAACATGATAACCACCGCCTGGCGGAGTTTTTTGCATTTTAATTTCTGTGGCAACTAATCTTGTTGTGTTAAGATCTGGATACTCTTTTGAATATAAATTATAAGCCTCTTGAAGATATTCATAACAAACATTAGATAACTCTGTATCCAAAATATTTAAAAATAGGGAAATATCATTTCTACCCGTTTTTCCTATGTTGAATTGTTTATCGCCAGCAGAAATAACGTTATCATTTTCTATTTGTATACCAGAATCTGTACCAAAATTTATGTTTTCGCTATTTGTAGTATATTCAAACCACCGAATATACTCATCACAAACTTCTTTTGGTAACAAATTTTCAAAAATAGCTATGTGATCAATTACTTTCATAATCTTTATTCTTTTATGTATTTATTATGTCAGACCAGAGACAGTTCCTGTATAAGAATACGTGTAAGATTGATTAGCTCTAATTGCTCTTCCAGCAGCACCACCAGAATTTCCTGCTCCAGCAGTTCCCCAATCTCCACCAGAGGATCCATTATTACCAGAACCGCCAGGATTGCCAGAGTTTCCAGTATTACCACGTGCTCCAGCATTTCCAGTACCACCTCTTCCGCCAGCATTTCCAGCTGCTCCAGCTGCTCCATTATTTCCTGGATTTCCATTATTTCCCCTTCCTCCAGGATTTCCAGTTGCTCTAACTGCTTCACCGCTGCTACCACAACCTCCTCCACGTAGATTAATAATTGAACGTGTCCAATTTCCAGGAGCAGTATTTGTTCTTCCAGCGCCACCAGGGGATCCAGCGCCGCCAGCAGTTGCTCCAGATCCAGCAGTTCCAGCAATACCTGCTGATCTAGTCCAAGAAGTTGGGGATGCCGATCCAGCATTACCAGGACTGCCAGCATTACCAGCATTGCCAGGATTTCCAGCAGAACCAGAATTACCAGTTAAGACACCTGATTGATAATTATATCCTCTACCAGCACCTCCAGATCCACCAGCACCACCAGTTCCTCCAGTTCCTCCATTGCCGCCTGCCCCGCCAGTTCCACCAGCTACACCTGGACCACCTAATCCGTTTTGACCTGGATTACCTGGGTTGCCAGCATTTCCTCTAGGACCACCAGCTCCACCTGGACCACCTCCACCTGTAGTAGATCTAGAACCACTTTGGGATGCGGTTGATAAATTTCTAGCACAAAATAATCTATCATATCTTTGGACTGTTCTATCTGGTCTTGATATACCAACGTTGTTACCATTAGCACCAGCGTTACCAGGATTACCATTAGCGCCAGCACCACCAGAAGTTGCCCCTGTTCCAGCAGCTCCAGTATTTCCAGTATTTCCGTTAGCTCCTGTAGTGCCAGGATTTCCTGAATTACCAGAACCGCCAGTATTTCCACCAGTTCCTCCTCCACCACCACCTCGGATTGCTCCGCCACCTCCAGAGACTGTGTATCCAACAACAGAAATTAGTACAGCATCTCCACCAGGATTTCCTGCTCCTCCCCCAGAGCTACCACCTGTTCCCCCAGCACCAAGAACTGTTCCTGATATCTGAACATTAATATTACCTGCTACTGTTCCAGTTCCAGATGATATAGCTGTGTTGCCAGTACTAGTTGCCCCTACAGTTCCACCAATTACAATACGTTTTGGAACAACTTTTGAATAATTACTATTCCATTGAGTTAAACTAGAAATAACTACGTCTGTATCAGTACCAGATTGAGATAAAACAGATTCAGTGATTGTTCCCCTATAATTACTTGCTTTTAGATTGGCATTAGTTGTCGGAACATTAGCATTCTCTGTGGCATCATAAACATATGGTGCTGTTGTAACGTTAGTAGTTTTTCTTTTTAATTCGCTATATGATATTGAACCTGATGTTGTTCCTTTAAAGGTGCTTCTTAAAGCAGAAAGAGAAATGGCACCAGATCCAAAATTTGTGGTAGTACTGGAAGTGATAGACATATTACTTATTCTTTAAGGAATTTACTTCTTCTTTTAATTCTTTAATTGCTTCAATTAAAAGTGGAACTAGTCTTTCATATTGTACAGCAAGATAACCATTATCTCTTTCAGTTACCGCTTCAGGTAGAATTTCTTTAATCTCTTGAGCAATAACACCAACTTGTCTATTCGTAGTATCTTTGCCTTCTGCCAATTCATTCCAATTATATTTAACACCAGAAATCTTAGATACTTTATCTAAAGCATTATCAATAGATTCAATATTTGTTTTTAATCTTCTGTCAGAAGAAGCATAGGCAGTAATATCATCAATACAAGAGAAAGCTCCTGTGTTAGTAATCCAAGCAACATCGGTAGCACCTCTACGGAATCTTACGACTTCTGATGAGGAAGATCCAGCGTTAATATACCATCTGTTCGAATGATATTCGAACTTACCCTCATTAGCAGCAGCATCTCCAGTCCAAGTGGCAACGTTGTCTTGACGGAATGATGAAATTCCTCCTAAACGTAATACGTTAGAGGAGAATGTTAATTGAGCACTAGCTCCAAGACCAGCTGGTGAACCGCCATCATGGTATTGAATCTGACCAGAAGAACCACCGACAGGGAAGTTGACCCATTCGGGAGCAGAAGCTGCCTGTCTTAGGAATTGACCAGCAGTTCCTTTTGCTAAGAATGATGTAGCATCGGCTCCAGTTTGATATGGAATGCTACCAGCTGCTCCAGCAGAGAGATTGGTTGACTTAGTGGCACTTGAAGCATTGCCAGATAATGTAGCAGTAATAGTACCAGCAGAGAAGTTACCCGAAGCATCTCTGGCAACAATATTCGTATTACCACTTGTAGAAGCATTCAGATTAATTGTTCTTGCTGTACCACCATCAAATGTAGTGCCAGCATCGTAACTTAGATATGTACCTAGAGATAGAGCAGCACTAGTTGAAGAAGTAATTGTGATATTTGCTGTTCCATCAAAAGCAACACCATTAATATTTCTGGCAGTAGCTAATTTAGTAGCAGAAGAAGCATTGCCGCTTAATGTAGCAGTAATAGTTCCAGCGGAGAAGTTACCCGAACCATCTCTCTTAACAAGAGTATCATTTACATTGAGAGTTGAAACTGGATTATTGCCAGTGTGTAGAATAGTGTACTTAGTTGAAGTACCTACAGACCAACCACCCCAGAATAGATCATTTGTTCCGCCATCTAAACCAAAGTAACCAGCATAATCACCAGTAACATGGAATGTGATGAAAGCATCTCTGCCTACAGTATCATTAACAATAGTTAATGTTTTATTGCCAGATCCAGAACCTTGATCTCCAGAAGTAGTATTGATGACTACTTTGTTGCCAGACAAGAGAGTTAAATCTCCTGACATGGTATCGCCAGATTTAAGGACGTTTAGTGAAGCAGCTCCAGTTAGAGAAGCAGTAATAGTTCCAGCAGCAAAATTACCAGATCCATCACGCTGAACGGCAGTGCTAGCATTGTTTAGTGAAGAGAATGTAATGTTGCCAGCATTCCAAACTACATTACTGTTTAGAGTTAAAGCGTTGGAGTTGGAAGCTAGAATATTTAATGTTCCGCTACCATTGGTAGAATTTCCTCCAGAAGCAGCAATACGTACATTATAGAGACCAGCAGGAGAACTGCTTGATTTAAAATCAATTACAGGAACAGAAGAAATTCCATCAGTTCTACCCAATGCTAATCTAGCAGTACCAGAAACAGATTCTAGTTTAGCAACATCGAATGTTCCAGCAAAATCACTAATATTATAATCATTGATAATTTCATTAGTTTGAGTATTTCCAATTCTGAAAGCAGCAGCAATATTACCTGATAGAAGTCTGCCAGACAGAATAGTGTAATCTAAGGTATCATCAATATTATTTGATGTTGATACATTTAGAAGTTCAAAGTCACCGACTTTAATGCCAATGCTATCAAAAAGGTCAATTGTCAAACCAGAGACAAATGGTGCTTCTGATAAAATTTTACCAGAAATGTAAATATCATAGAATGTTTGAGCGGTATATGATTTTACAGTTAAAGAATCATTGACGCCAGATGATCTTAGATATGATGAAATGTGTGATGGACCTATAATACCAGAATTAATATTATAACCATTTTGATAGAAAGTACCTTGTCTACCATCAAGTAAGTCGGCATCCATTCCAGTACCAACCCCATCATTAATAGATGTCCAAACTTTAGCCCATGTACTAAATGTGGAAACACCAGCACCAGAACCACGGATCCATAGGTTATTGTTGTCAGTGAATGCCAGTTGTCTTACACCACCACCAGATGTATCAGTACCAGTACCAAACTGCCTAAAAGTAATTACACCATGACGTGTGCCACCATCAGCAAGACCATCAGCAGTGTTATTTCTAGTATCAGCAACAATACCTTCATTGAAAGTTGATGGAGATGGTGAAGATGATGGGTTGTTAACACTTGTTGTTAGTCTTAAAGTGTTAGCAGATTGACCAGAAATGTCAATACCATATAGACCACTACCAAGTTTATCTGGACTAATAGAAAGGTTAATTAAGTTCTGACCATCTCTATAGTATAGACCTTGCTGACCATCAAGTAAGTCAGCATCAAGACCTGATCCAGTACCAGTTTTTAGCTCTACAGAACCATCTCCAGAAGTTCCAATATTGAACTGAGATTTCTTAAATCTAGCAACACCAGTGTTACCAAATTCGTTTGCTTCTAAAGTTTTGGCATCAACCCTCTTGATGTCAATACCAACGTTGGCAAAGTTCTTAACGCTAGTATTTTTCTTGGCTTCCAGAACAGCGTTAGCGCCAAATCCAATCTGAGCTGGCATCTGGGTGATCGAAAAATCTGCTGAATATCCAGATCCGCCACTTGTTACCAAAACATTTGTAATGCTACCACCAGAAACTGTAATGTTGGCTTTTAATCCAGTACCAGTTCCACCTGATAATGCTGTGTCATAATAAACTCCATCTGTGTATCCAGTTCCACTAGAAGAAACAAGAATTTTATCTACAAAATTACTTAATGTTAAAGAAGCATCTAATAGAACAGGAGATTCTGGTCTAACAAATTCAATGATAGTATTTTGAGTGATGAGTTGTGTTACTGATGTTGAAAGAACAACAGTAGTATATGAAACATTATTGACTGTAGTTACAAATGTGTTAGAAACAGTAGTTCCTGTTGGAATTCCTCCTGCTACTACTACATGTCCAATTAGAATCTGAGTATTTAATTTAAACTGTAGGGTATTTTGATTTGCTGCTGTTTGGTCAGTGGTGAAATCAAAATATCTTTCTTCAGCTGGTTTAATTGATTGTACTACGTTAGCATAAGAAGAATCTCCTCTTAGGAAGGTGAATGAATTTGCTTCTCCAGCATTACCAGCAAGTCTAGAAGAAGAAATGATACCAGAGGTAATATCTTGAGCAGAAATAGATGAGGTTGACAGAGAAACCCAATTGTTTGGATTTGAACCAGAAGTATTGACAGTTCTTACAACTGGGACAGTCGATGGAACTACATCTGTAGACTGAATTGTATCAGTATCAGCAATTTTAATATTATTAACAATATCGATATAAACTCTCGATTCAATCAATCCAGTAGCTTGAGCCTGAACACCTCCTACTCCAGGAGCAGAGAACGAAATAGTTGGTGGTGAGGTATATCCAAACCCACCTTTATAACCATTATAATCTACAATAGTTACTGTAACTACTTTACCGTTGACTACAGTACAGGAAGCAGCAGCAGAAACACCGCCAGGTTGATCAGGAGCAGTTATACTTACTGATGGTGGATTTAGATCATCGTAACCATCACCTTGATTCGAAATATTAATCTTGTAAAGAACACCCTGGCGATATTCCGTTACTTCACCTTGACCTGTGGAAATGCTACCAGTAATAAATGCTCCTGTAGCAAATTCTAAGTCAGCATTCACTGAAATACCGATGAATTGACTTTCTAAATCATTGTTTAGAATGTATGAAGTTGTAGTGCCAGTTTCAATGGCAATATCACCAGCAAGAGGTCCTTCTAAAGCAAGTCTTTCTGCTGTAGTTTCAATCGTGAATACATTAAAAGGTCTTAAAGCAGGAATTTGATCCAGTGAAATCTTACCAGAATCAGTTAGTTCTACGAGATTTCTTGGGACAGCATTAGTTGAATATGGTTTGTTGATGTATTGACCTAAGTTGTTTGAGATATAATCTTTAACAGCTTTTTGTGTTGGAATCTTGCTATCAGAAGAGAAGTTGCCACCGAGAGTGTTAGAAGCATCAAATCCAGTAACAACAACGTCACCACCCTTAAGCTTGAGGAATTCAACTTCAGAGATAGAAACCGTACCAGTGAAGGTAATATTACCAGTTCTGTTTTCAATCTTAGCAAAGTAACCTACTTTAAAGTCACCAAGTTCGTCAGTACCAGAAGTATATACACGACCATATGCTTGTGATACTTGCTCTAATGCTTCGTTTTTAACACCGCCGTTTTCTGGTAGAGCGTTATAATCATTTCCAGCACCAGCATATTCCCATGTATGAGATGAAGAGTTAACAATAGATGGTCTATGTAGACGAATTTGCTTACCAACAAGTTCAGCATTTCCTACAGTAATTGGTTGACCATTCGATTTTCTTTGAAGTAGAATAGCTTCATTGATATCAATCGTTGAAGTAAATGGAGGACCAACAGTAGTTAGTCTTACATTATCAATAAAGTATTCAATTTCGGAATCTTGATTCTCATAATCAGCAAATTTAATAATATAATGCTCTAGAGGTTCTCTTCCCAGACCACCAACTGTAAATACAGTTCTGCCAGTAGCAGTTGTAGTTACGTTAGTGATTGTACCAATATCAAATGAATATGGTTCTTTTCTGTATCCTCTAGCTCTTAAAGCATACGTACCAAAGTTTGTTGCTGAGTTAGTAATGGAAGCATATCCACCAGTATCAGCATAAACACCATCTTGAGCAAATAGAACGAATACAGAAACTAACTGTACATAACCGTCATTGATAATTTTATATCCAGTACCACCAAATGAAATGATAGTAAACTGGGCAGCAACCATTGACTTACCCTGATTTGGATAAGTTGCTTTCGGAGCAGCATTTCCAACTGCTGGATTTAATCCTGGTCTTGGGCAGTTTGGTTGACGGATCTTATCACCATCAATTTCACAACCACCGCCGCCGAGGAATGAAATTACGGAAGCATTTTGAATATAAGGAGATGCTTCGATGAATGGTAGATCGAGATAGATAGCGTCAATGTTTACCCGCTTGTTATCGGCATCATAAATTGTATTTTCTGGATATACAATAGTTGGATTATATAGAGTTCCGTAACTCTTTTCTACCACACTGCCATTGGCGAGAATATCATCCAAGATGCTGAATGAAGTTGTAATTGCCGTAGCTACGTTAGCACATGTTGGTAGATTAGTATCGACGATTGTAGTAGAATCAATAAATTGTGGAGCAGTAGCAAATTCTGAAACATATACTGGA